GTGGGTGCACACCTTGAACTTGCAGGATTCGAGATGGCTCGTGGTCAAGTCTGTAAGGATGGTATGGATAAGTCTGCGTTTGATCGGTTCGAAACTGTACTGACCGGACACTTCCATGCCAAATCATCACAGGGTAATATCCACTACCTTGGTGCACAGATGGAATTCTTCTGGAATGATTGCGGTGACCCTAAACACTTCCATGTCCTTGATACCAAAACAAGAGAAGTGGAAGCGATCCGTAACCCAATCACCATCTACGAAAAGATTTACTATGACCACGAAGAGATGGGTGAGTGGAAGTTCAAGGATATGTCTTACTTAGATAATAAGTTTGTCAAGATCATAGTGAACAATAAGGGTGATGCTCTACAGTTCGAACGTTTTGTGGATCGTGTACAACAACAGAAGATTCATGAACTGAAGATTGCAGAAGACTTCAAAGATTTCCTTGGTGAGAATGTCGGTGATGAAAACATATCTGTTGACGATACTCATACCTTAGTCAACGATTATATTGACAATGTTAATACTGATCTGAATAAGGACAGGATCAAAACAGAGATTTCATACCTTATGAAAGAAGCCCAAAGTATGGAAGTAATTTAATTTGAAGAGTGAATATGGTGTTCGAGAGATAACCATGAGTCAAGGATCAGATTGTATTAAGAGGTACCACTATCTTGGTACCCCATACATGGATGCACCGACCAATAAGTTTTATGGTTTGATCCACGGTGAGGATGTCGTGGGGGTGGTTCAGTTCAGTGACGGTCATTGTCATCCGTCTTTCGTTCCAATCTACTTTGGAGTGGACTCCCCCACGACCGGACTCTGGGACATGGCCAGACTGGTCGTATCCGCCAAACACCAAAACGAATATAACATTACCTCGTGGTTTCTATCGCGAGCATTGAAGATGTTGAAACCTAGGTATGTGTTGACAATGGCAGACCGTAGGATGCACAATGGTACTATCTATGCGGCAACTGGGTTCGACTACTATGGACTTCAGAAGGGCGGGGACAGAGCCATTCGGGGTTATGAGGACGTGGAGTTTCATGTATTCACTAAGTCATATGACCCTTCTATTAAATGCGTGTGGGATAAAATAAAGTTTGACAAGACTGACTATTAATGGTATAATACCTGTATGATAAAATTTAGTAAACTACGATATAAAAACTTCCTGTCATCTGGTAATGCCTTTACAGAGATAGACTTTGCAGCATCCTCTACGACATTGGTCGTGGGTCACAATGGTGCGGGTAAGTCTACTATGTTGGACGCATTATCCTTTGGTTTGTTTGGTAAACCCCACCGTAAGATCTCTAAAGGACAACTGGTCAATACCATTAATGGTAAAGGAACAGTTGTTGAAGTTGAGTTCTCTATGGGTTCACAGGAATATAAGATTGTTCGTGGGATAAAACCTAACATATTCGAAATCTGGGTTGGTGGTAATATGATCAACCAAGACTCTCATGCAAAAGAATATCAGTCTATGCTTGAGAAGAATATACTAAAACTTACCCACAAATCTTTTCACCAGATTGTTGTTCTCGGATCAAGTTCCTTTGTTCCGTTTATGCAGTTGACTGGTGGTGCGAGACGTGAGGTAATCGAGGATCTTCTCGACATCAATATCTTCTCTAAGATGAATAGTATTCTGAAAGAAAAGATGTCTGTGTTGAGAGATCAGATAACCACGAATGGTTACAACATAGAGATGTGTAAGACCAAGATAAACTCACAGAAGAAGTATCTACGTGATTTGTCTGCAATCAATACTGCACATCGTAAAGAGAAAGAGTCGGAGATTGAGGCTAACCAGACTGAGATTGAGTTTCTTCAGGGATATAATACTGAACACATGGAGATTGTGACGACACAACTAGAAGAGGTGTCGAAGAAAATCGAAGGTATAAACTCTAATCGTAACAAACTGATCGAGTACCAATCGACCTTCAAGTCACAGATTAAGACTGTGGTTAAGGAATCGAAGTTCTTTGACGAGAACGAACACTGTCCTACCTGTGACCAAGGTATTGCCGAAGACCTACGTGAGTCTAAGAAGGTATCTGCGAAGTCACGTGCAAAGGAACTGAACTCTGCAATGTCTAAGTCAACTCAACAGATGGGGACTTACGATGAACAACTTGTAGAACTCCATAGTCGGTTAGAAGAGACCAAGACTTTACAGAACAATGTGAATAACAATAACCAGATGATTGCTAGGTTATACAAACAGAATGATAGTATTCGTTCTGATATAGATTCACAATCAGAAACCACCGGCGACCTCAAGAGTGCTAACGAAGAGTTAGAGACTTTGAACACCGAACTGCACAAAACTCAGGACGAGAAGTATATCCTTGCTGAACAGTACTCGTACAACCAAGTGAATGCTGAGTTGTTACGTGATACCGGCATCAAGACCAAGATCATCAAACAGTACATTCCGGTCATCAATCAACTGACCAACCAGTACCTACAGATCTTGGACTTCTTTGTACATTTCGATCTGGACGAGAGTTTCCAAGAGACTATCCGGTCACGTTTCCGTGATAACTTCTCTTATGATTCTTTCTCGGAAGGTGAGAAACAACGAATCGATTTGTCTCTATTGTTTACGTGGAGACAGATTGCTAAGATGAAGAATTCAGTCGCAACCAATCTATTGATTTTGGACGAGACTTTTGATTCATCATTAGACGATGATGGGGTTGACAATCTTATGAAAATCCTGTATAGTCTAGGGGAAGAGACAAACGTTTTTGTTATCTCTCACAAGTCGGAACTTGAGGATGCTCAATTCCAACGTAAACTGGAATTTGTTAAAGAGAAAAACTTTTCCAAATTAAAAGCTGCATAAGGGTTGACAAACGTTGCCCAATGTTATATAATGACTGTATATTAACTGAGAGAACTAAATCATGGAACTATCTGATCGTACCTTATCGGTACTTAAAAACTTCGCAAACATCAATTCTAACATTGTGTTTCGTGAAGGCAATGAACTAAAAACTATTTCGGTCGCAAAGAACATTCTTGCAAAAGTTACCCTAGATGACGATATCCCATCCACCTTCGGTATCTACGACCTTAATGAATTCCTTAGTGTGTTGGGTCTAGTTGAGAAACCCGCACTAAGATTCGAAAAGACTCACGTAGTAGTCTCTGACTCTACCGGTCTTCGTGGTAACCGTTACTTCTATTCTGACATTGATATGTTGTCTGCACCTAGTAAAGATGTCATCATGCCAGAACCAGAAGTTAAGTTTACCCTAGATACTGATACATTGAGTCGATTGAAGCGTGCGTCCTCTGTCCTAGGACACGATTCGATTTCTATCACCCCCGAAGGTAAGTCTATCAAACTTACTGTGGTTGATAACGATGACGCAACTTCTAATAGTTTCTTCTCATATGTTGAAGGAGAGTTCCAAGAAGGAGTTGATTTCAACTTTGTCCTGAATGTGAACAACTTGAAGATTGTTTCCGAAGACTTTGAGGTTGGTATTTCTAAGAAATTGATCTCTAACTTTAAGTCGAAACAATCGTCCATTGAATATTTTATTGCACTTGAAAAATCATCTACTTACGGAGTATAAGAAATGAGTAACAAAGAAAAGGCACCAACACCACCAGTTAAAGACGAACGTATCGCAGTACTGTTAGACCTCGCTAATCGAGTCTCACGATCTACTGTCGCAGTAATCGATACTGTAGTACAACGTGGTGGCTTCAAAGGTGAAGAATTGTCTACGATTGGTCAGTTGCGAGATCAAGCAATTGAATCTATCCAACTAGTTGAACAGTTACAAGACCAGTAACCAACTAAGCGTTTGTCGTCTAATTGGATAAGGCATCCGCCTTCTAAGCGGATTATTGCAGGTTCGAGTCCTGCCAGACGCGCCAAATAATGCGGGTGTAGTATAGTGGTATTACAGGAGGTTTCCAACCTTTTGATGGGAGTTCGATTCTCTCCACCCGCTCCATATTATTATAGGAGAACGAATGTTGTTTAAAACATATATCCCCGATGTTGTACACCATATGCGGGAACGTGATGAATCTATTGGAGGAGACAATCCTTACAAGTGGGTTCGTAAGATGACAAGTGAATTGCTTGGGGGGAAGAAGGTTGTTGTGTTTGGACTGCCTGGCGCATTTACTCCCACTTGCACTAATGAACAACTACCTAACTTCGAACGACTCCATGACGAGTTTGTTGCAGAAGGTATTGAAGAGATCTGGTGCACTTCGGTGAATGATGCATTCTCGATGAACAAGTGGGCCAAAGACCTTGGTGTCATCAAGGTGAAGATGTTACCTGACGGTAACGGTCAGTTTGCAGATGGTATGGGTTACTTAGTTGATAAGTCTAATCTGGGATTCGGCAAACGTTCTTGGCGTTACGCACTAGTCATTGATAACATGAGTATTGAACGTTGGTTCGATGAAGACGGTATGTCTGACAATTGTCCGGACGACCCATACGAAGTATCTGACCCACAGAATGTTCTTGATACAATACGAAACAGTTAATATCCCCCCCGAAAGGGGGGTTTTTTATTGACAATGAAACACAGGTGTGTTATAATTACCTGTAAATTAAATTATGGAGCAATACATGAAAGATGAATTCTTATGGGTCGAGCGGTTTCGTCCACAGAAAGTATCAGACACTATCCTGTCGTCTGACCTAAAAGTAACATTCCAAAAGATCGTAGATGGTGGTGAACTACCTAACATGTTGTTCTCTGGTACTGCGGGTACTGGTAAGACGACTATCGCACGTGCCATGTGTGACGAACTTGGTCTTGACTATATTGTCATCAACGGATCTGAAGAGGGTAACATTGATACTCTTCGTGGTAAGATCAAACAGTTTGCATCCTCGGTATCACTGTCCGGTGGTTACAAGGTTGTTATCCTAGATGAGGCTGACTATCTCAATCCTCAATCTACCCAACCCGCTCTCCGTGGGTTTATCGAGGAGTTCTCTAATAACTGTCGGTTCATTCTGACATGTAACTTCAAGAACCGTGTAATCGAACCATTACACAGTCGTTGTTCTAATTATGAGTTTAACTTCTCTAAGAAGATTATGCAACAGTTGTGCGGTCAGTTTATGGTACGTGCACAGGATATTCTGGAAGGTGAGAATGTCAACTATAACAAAGATGTACTTGCGCAGTTGATTATGAAACACGCACCGGACTGGAGACGTGTACTCAACGAACTACAACGACACAGTATCTCTGGTCAGTTGGAAACTACGTCTATTATCACTGACGCAAACTCAAACTACAGTCTTTTGTTCAAGGCACTGAAGGGTAAAGACTTTAAGAAGATGCGTGGATGGGTTGTCAATAACATGGATGTAGAACCTGCGTCTATCTTCCGTGGTATATACGATGCAATGTCCGAGTATGTACAACCCCAATCGATTCCGCAACTGGTATTGATTCTTGCTGATTATCAATACAAGAATTCTTTTGTTGCGGATCACGAACTGAATCTGGTCGCATGTATGACCGAAATTATGGCTAATGTAGAGGTGAAATGATGAATGATTATCAAAAAGATGTAGAAGATTTTATGGTGATTGGAGGACACGAAGTTCCTGACCATAGTGGGATGGAGAGCGATCAAGCAAATCTGTATATGGATTTAATTGAGGAAGAATTTTGGGAGACCAAACAGGCATTCTTACACGGTGATATTGTAGAAGTCGCAGATGGTCTTGCAGATATGGTATGGGTTATCATGGGTCTGGCCTCTACTCTAGATATGGACTTCAATGATATTTGGAAAGAAGTTAAACGTTCTAACATGTCTAAGTTTCCCGATGGCGTTGCGATTCGTAATCCCGAGACAGGTAAGATTATGAAACCAGATACATTCTCTGAACCAGATCTTGCGAGTGTGTTGGGTGTCTAAGTGGAGTGATGCGCACATGGCGGTTGCCGAGACATATGCAAAATTGTCTTCGGCTAACCGACTGAAGGTTGGTTGTGTCATTGTGAAAGAGAACCGCATCATCTCTATCGGATACAACGGTATGCCTTCTGGTTGGGACAACAACTGCGAACATGAAGTGAAGACTGGCAACACAGGTTACGGTAGGAAACTAGTCACTAAAGACGAAGTTCTACACGCAGAAACTAATGCGATTGCGAAGGTTGCACAATCCTCGGAATCGTGTTATAATAGTGATCTATATACTACAACGGCACCGTGTTTAGACTGTGCTAAACTAATATATCAATCAGGTATCAAGAATGTTTATTACCGTACTCCGCACTTGCGCAGTACAGACGGTATAGATTTTCTTGGAAAATGTGGAATACCCGTATGTCAAATATAATGATTAATGATATTTACGAGATGACTCCGGCAGACAATGTACTGTATTTTCCTAATAACATAGATGTTAGGATATGTCCTAAAAATGGTATGTCTTCCGTGAAAGAGGCTCTTCGTAGATCTTTGGCTTCTAGAGCTCCTCTGGGACTCGTGGATAGAGTTTTATCGGTGAAGAAACACGCAGATCAATTCGATATCCCCTTCAGAAAAGGTTCTTATCGCATTGCTATAAGACGCGATCCGATTGATAGATTCAAATCTGCGTGTGAATTCATTCAATCCGCACGTGCTTTCTACATTAAAAATGGCAGAGATTTACCAGATATATCACTACAGATTGATCGAGTTATTGATGATATGGAACGGGGTTTGGTGAAAAATAGTCACTTCTATACACAGTCTTGGTACATGGGTCATCCCGATGATTATGATATGGTTTATCATATTAGCGAGATACCGAAACTTCTTGACTTCCTCCAAGAAGCCTGTACAATAGAACGTGACATTAGTGGATTACATGAAAACCGAACTACAATGAAATTATATAATGATGCGATATCACCCGAACATCTGGTGAAACTTCGCAACTTTTACTTGAAGGATTATAAAAATGGCTGGTGCAAACAAGAAGACCGTCTCCCCGTTTGATTTTTTACAAAGCATAAACCACTCGAAGATAGATATATATGAGGGTAACGAGAAGGGTTATGTCCCTTTCGTTATCAATCGCAGTTTGTCGTACTTCCCCGACACAGTTGCACTGGCGAATGAGATGAATCGGTATCACCATATCGATAGTAAGTTACAATATCAATTTCTTATAAATATAGTTAGGAAACGAAAACGGTTTTCTAAATGGGTAAAACCTGAAATAGAAAATGATATTGAATTGGTGAAAGAGTATTATGGATATAGCAATGATAAAGCGCGTCAAGTCCTACCGTTACTCTCCGCCACACAACTAACTATTATAAAAGATAAGGTGAATAAAGGTGGAAGAAAATAATATTGTAGAATGGAACTCTGGGTTGATGTTAGAAATTATCCTAGCAGAACCAGATGACTTTTTGAAAGTCAAGGAAACTCTCACACGTATTGGTATCGCCTCCAGACGTGATAATAAACTTTTCCAGTCCTGTCATATACTACACAAACAGGGAAGATATTTTATTGTACACTTCAAAGAACTCTTTATGTTAGACGGTAAGAAGTCTAACCTAGAAACTGGAGATGTACAACGAAGAAATACAATCGCAACTTTACTGCAAGACTGGGGTCTGGTAGAGATCCACAATAAAGAAGTTGCAAAAGACTGTGCGCCTATGCGTACAATCAAGATTATTGGATTTAAAGATAAAGACCAGTGGGAGCTTTGTCCTAAGTATAATATTGGAAATAAGTGATGTTTGATATATTTACAGATAAAGATGAATTCATTGCGGATAAGATCCCGTTCTTTGGGAAACTTCCTCTTGAAATAAGTGATGTGTATGATTGGAACAAACATATGCACCTACTCAATACTCATCCGGATAAACAAATAGATTCGAATACGAACAAGTTTCGTATCGGATTGAACTCTTTCCATAGTAGACCTTCTGCACCTCAGTTC